TTAGCGACCGGATAAGACAAATCAGCGGCGAGCGCCGCCGCGATCGCTTCTATCAACAGCACGTCATATTCGTTTGGATCGGTAACGCGGGCGATGTACCGGATTTTTATCGTGCCTTCGTCGGTCAGCAGCTTGCGTCCTTCAATGACGTATTCAACGCCATCCTGCTCACCTTCTACTTCCAGTATGCGCAGGCAGTACGGATCTGCTGGCAACTGGTAGCTGTATGCATACTCCCAAGCGGGCGCATCGGTATCTTGTGCGAGCGAGGCGCGCTTGATCAAACAGTTCCACGGATGTGAACGGAACACACTGTCCCGCACAAATTCATAACGCTGATTGCACAGACGGCCGGCGCGGCTGTCCTCAGTCAACGCTATGATGTTGGACGCACCAATGTTGTTCAGCGCGCTGTTACAAATATCAACCGCAGAAGCCATTCAGATTTCCTAAAAAGAAAAGGGGCGGCATAAAGCCGCCCCTCTCACTTAACTAACGACGTAGTGGATGATGAAGGACAGGTCGCCCTCAGTTCCACCCGCGGCGGCCATTGTGACCGCGATGTAGTAGTACCCGCCGGGATCAGCAGAATCGCCGGCAAGCTCGTACATCTTCTGACCGCAAGTGTTGATGTTTGCGGCTTCGAAACGCACGTCAGCCATAGCACCTGCGTCGGCAACAGCAGTGGCAAAGACGTCTTCGTCTTTGACAACACCGGCGTCAGTGTAGATGCCTACGTTGAACGTGTTGCTTCCACCCAACGTGTCTGAGCCGACGAAGATGTGCGGCACAGTCGCGTTTGACGGAATCGGAGCGAGCATCAGAATGTCGTCGTCATCTGAGTCGCCCGCTGCCACAACGACTGTTCCTTGAGCCACACGCATAACGCCATGCAGGTTGGAAACGTCGTTGAAGACTTGCGGATCAGCTTCGAAGTTGCTGACCAGGGTTGAATTAGCAGTACCCATTGTTCAGTCCTCCTTATGCCGATTCATCGCAAAGAATAGAAACGACTTTGCTTTCTTCCATACGGGTGCTGCCGATCGACTGGCAATAATACACCTGTGTGGAATAGCTTTTGTCGGCCCGTTCTTCGATGCGAGACATGACGTCCTTGCCAACGGCAAGCATCACACCGTCCTGCGCCCACGCGAAGCAGGTGCGGATGTCTGATGCGACCGACAAGCGATTGGTCATATGGAAGGTGAATCCCAGGAAGGAATTTAGCTCACCGCGAGCTAAAGCACGGACTGTATTGAAGTCCGAACTTTTTACTTCAGTCGTATTCAGCAACGCGCTGATCTGCGCGGGGCCAACTGCGATATGCCGCGGAATCGACGGATCAATATCTGCCGAGTCCATGATCTCTTTCGCGGACAGCAGTTTAGCTACTGTCATGTCTGCACTGCCGTGGGCAACGATGTTGCCAGCCGGCAGAGCCGTGGACGTGCTGCCCGATTTCCCCGTCTTAGAGGAACCCGTCGCTGCCGCGATGATTTCATCATCGACAGCCCGGTTCATAGCGGCAGCTGCCGCCTGGGCATATGTGCTGGTTGGATCAATCAACATGCGGACTTTGTCAGCATCGTCAATAAGATCTGCCCATTCGTAGGTTTCAAGGGTTACCTGACGCCTGGAATGGGGGGTTTCAACAAGGGGGGTATCCCCGTGTCTCGACGTCCGTTTAACGGCTGCTACGGAACCAACCTGGTCGAAAAATGCCTTTTCACCAGTTACGGATTCTTCGCGTACCGCGCCACGGAGTGCGCTGCCGCGCTGCTGCGAAAGCAGAGCGACGTTCGTCGAGAACTGCTGCGAAAACGCAGTAGTAATCTGAACGCTCATAAGCGTTACTCCTCAGTTAGGTTTATGAAAAATCGGCCGGCTCCCCGCAGACGCGGACCTTACCTTCGCATTCGTTGCGATCGACGGCGTGACTTTTACGCAAGCACGGGACCGTTACCGGCTACCCCGATATGTCTAGGCAGCTTCGTTGCCGTAGAGCATTTCGTAGAGGCGATTGCGCTCTTCCAAAAAGTGCGCGTGCTGCGGATGCGCCGAGTTCCACAAGGGACCGTCAGGCGCTTCCACCTCTTTAATTTTTTCGTTCAACTCCGATGGCGTCATTGACATGTCGGACTTGTCGATGCCCGCAAAATCATCTTCGCTGACACGCTCGCGGATGTACTCGCCAACGTTAATCATCGCCTTGATAAACTCCGGGTTGTCGCCCAGTAGCGTGCCATCAGCCAGCTGGATTTCGGTCATCTCTTCGCCACCGAAATTCTGCACCAGCCCATTAGCCAGGGACAAGCGATCATCTAAAGCAGAACCGTATTCTGCGCGCAAATCAGAGTTTACCTGATTGCGTATTTCCTCAACATCAGGCCCGGCTTCAGCTTGTCCTTGCGCCATGTCGTTATAAGCGGACATCAGCTGCTGGGCCTGTTTGTTGTTCAGACCAATATCGTGCGCCGTATTTTTGAACCAATCCACAAGTTCACTCTCGGCGCCTTCACCAGCATCGACCTCATACCCTTCAGCCGACTCTGGCCGGCCTAACCGCGTGAATACCTCGTTCCAATCGTCTGGACTGCTATGCTCACCCGGCAGCGGTATTTTATCCCGGCCGATCATGCTGCTTGCGTTGACATATGCCTTCGCAAGATTTTCAACATCATTGATCGGACCAAGGGCTGTATGCCCGCGAATGTCTTCGGGCAGGTTGTCTTTCCAATCGCCAGACGGGGCTACCTCCGCTTCGAAGACCTCCGCTACCTGTTCTTCTTCAGACACTGTTCTCTTCTCCTTGTGGTGGCTTGTCGTCGCTGATTAGCGACAGGATGAAAAGCAGCACGCTGCGCTGCCCTTCGGCATATGCGGTTTCATATGGATCACCGCGGAATGTTGGTTGATAGAACCCATACCGACGCTTGAGGTCTTCAAGCAGCCGTTCACCTTCATTGGTGTCGAGGATCTGCTTGGCGTCCTGCCGTAGCTCTTCAATCATCTATGGCGTGCCTTGCTGTAGCACCTTGATCGCTGGCGCTACCGAACCCAAAGCCTCGGCGGTTTGTGTCGCCTCGTTCAGCTGCTGCTGCACCTGCGCCTGTTCCTGGCGCTCTGCTCGCTCGCGCATAATCTCACCTTCACCCTTTGTCACGCGGGCCGGGATCGATAGCGTGTGCAGCATGTAGCGGACCAGACCATCGGTATCGAGATGGTCAAACACTGTCGGGTCTATTCCAGCAAGCGGGCTGAGAAGTTCGAACAACCGCACGATGCCCTGCACGTCGGACTGACGCTGCGCTTTCGCGAGCGGGCTGACGTACTCAATATCCAGATCATTGTTCAGCAGCGTCTCTGGCGCGGCCGGCAATTTATTCTGCCGGTTCAATATTTCGTATACGCGGCCAATCATGGGCTGAAGAAGTTCAGCCTGGAGCCGACCCAGCACAGGCCCAAGCAGCCTCATCTTCTCTTCAGTGCGACTGACCACCTCGGTCGCAGTCATCTGCGGCCCGGTGCCAAGTGTAAGCTGATCGACGTAAAACGCCGATCGGATCGCCTGGCGGCGCTGTTCTTCAAGATTAAGGCCAAGCGGATTGTTAGCGCCAATCTGCAAAGGCTCGATGCGATCGCGCGTACCGCCGCGATAGAAATTCAAGCCGCCTGGTGTGGTGCGGATCGGCAGCATGAACCCATCGTCTGGCACCATCAGGGGCGGGTCCACCTGCTTCTGTGCGGCCATGATCGTAACGCGCGACATGGCGTTAATCATTTTCGCATCAGGTAAACTGGTCATCGCGGGCGAACGTCCGTAATTTTGTTCGAAGCTGCTTTTGAGCCAGCGGGGTGCAACATAGGGAAACTCGTCATAGCCGGCTTCGCGCAAAACAATTTTCTCGCCGGGGTCCATGTAAATACTGGCAAACGGTTTGTTGTTCGCGTCAATGCGTTGTGCGTCACGCTCAGTGCGCGGCATCACCACATGCACCAGCTTGACCTCTTCGTAAGGGTCACGCTCCAACTTGCGCTGCATCTTTTCGCCAAGGTTCTCAGCACCAAACATCTGCGCGACCGATCGCACAGACATTTTGAACTCGCGGAACACCGTGTCTACGCGGCCAAACTGATCTTCGGACAGGTAGCACTCGCTGATATGGCGGGTGCCGAAACGGACGCCTTCGCCTTCGGGTGCGGCATCAATCATCATCACGCCGGTGCCAAACGTCACCAGGTCGCTGTACAATTCGTGTATCTGTTCCGCAAAGTTACTGCGCTGAAACTCGCGCTGCATGATACCCGTGACGGCTTCCAGAAACTCCTTCGCCTCGTCGTCGTTGTTCAATTCCTCATCGAGGTATGCCAGATCAAACCAGTTCATTGACGGGTTGGTCAGCATCCCATGCAGTGAGGCGGAAAGCATTTCAGCGGCTTGGATCGCGGTGCCGTCGTAAATCTGCTCCATGCGCTTGTCGCCGGCAGAACGCTTTTTCGTGACGTCCGCCTTACGCGGCACAACATACTCGGCGACCTCTTGCCAATGCTGCTCCCACGTCGCGCGCTGTACGCGCAGCTTGTCCAGCCGCTTCAGCAGAACGCGGGCGCGATCGTCCTCCGCCATACTAGGCGCCCAGCTTTTCTTTGGTGTCAGTCGAGGCGCTACCCAAAACGCTGGTTGTCATGCGTGCGCCAGTGCCGGCGCCGGTGCGGACCTTTGCCAGACGCTGTTTATCCTCGCCGTCCTTGTCGCCTACGTTGACAACAGCACTAGGGCGCACCACAGGCGCTGGCTGCACGGGCGGCGGGGGCGGTGGCGCAGGGGCTGGCCGTGAAAAAACTCCGCTCATTTATTTACTCCCCAGCAAAGACGTTTTGCTGACTTCTGCTTCGGTGGTTAGTCCTGATCCGCTGGTCGCGATCGTGCTGGTCCGACCTTTGCGGCGTTTGAGATCTGCACGCACATCATCCTCAACTACGGTGCTGGGATCTTTGATCGGCGCGGGTGGCGGGACGGGCGGTATCGGCGGCGGTGCCGGTGCTTTACTGGAAAAAAGACCACTCATGCGGCTGCTCCAAATGGATCGTATTTATTCTGCGCAACCGCCTGGGGCGGTCGTGCGTTGTCGGTGACGGTTTTCATGCCAACAGCCATATAGCGAAACGCATCAGCGGCATGGCTTGACCAATCGTGTACTGGCTGGTCGCGAAATTTTCTTGTGCGGTCGTTGTATTTGCGGTGGTAGTGACGCAAAGACTCAAGACCCTGGCGGCAATTGTCGCGATCGATGTAACAGCGCGGTATCAAAAGCCTTGCGGCATGGATGCCATCTTCAACTGGAAGGCGTGGGACGACGCGAAAGTTCAGCCCCAAATCATATGCAGTTTCTCGACGGCTTTTACCGCTGCCCATCTCACGCACTTCCAGATCATGCGGCCCATAGTGCGAGCCGTATGTGTAACCCAGGCTATGCAGGTGCCGCACATAGTGCGGCAGACCTTCGCCACGGTTTTCGTAGTAGTCGATAACCTGCACCTCACCGCGGCCCACGCTTTGCGTAAACCAGATCGCAGTGTAGTCATGCATTCCGATATCCCAGAACGTATCGACCTTATTAGCCGGATCGTGCGG